GTTTTCATTTACCCAATCTATAAACTCACTATGCTTCTTCATTCCATCAGTTCCAGTATAGAAAGATACCTCTCTAATCTCTGATTTGGTGAAGAATCGTTTTAGCCACTTCATTTCTTTTTGGTGTTAAAGGTTTCTCCGTATAATACTTTATCTAATTCTTCTTTTTCTCCTCTTAAATGATATGAGCCTAATTCAGTAGGATGTTCAATAAGTTCCACATTCTTATTATTTTGAAACTCAACAATAGCCCTTACTGAATTGTAAGCCATTTGTTCTTTCTCTTTCTCAAGCATTGATTCTGCTAACGCAATAGCCTTGTTGTAATGTATGCTAAATCGTGCATAGTTAACATCTCTTTCTTGTTTTAGTTGCTCAATCAACTCTTGCATTGGTGTTTTCATCTCTCTTTGGTGTTAAATCCCATCATTAGGGGGTTATTTTACACTTTGTGGTGTTTTTATCTTACACTTTGTCACACTATTACCTTACTTATGTGACAACATCGTAAGGTTATACCCTTACTTTGTGTACCACTTTGGTACGCATTAGCTCTGTTTGCGGCTCACCCATCTTACATACATCTTCGCTGCCCAGGCTCGGCGCTGGGCTTTGTTTGGATAGATCTTACGTAGGCGTGCGTTTGCGATCCGGAGGAATTGGTCCATCTGATTCATAGTAGGTTTTTTAATCGTTTGCATTCTTCGTTTAGTCCCTGGGCACGTTCCTGTGCCCTTTTGTATTCTCTAGTTAATATAGTATTTCTACGTTCTAAATCCAAGATTTCTTTTTCGTATCGATTTTTGATTGATCTGATTCGCTGCTCATACATCGCTACCATTGACTCTGCTGTCTTTTCTCCGTTGACCGGGATCTTCTTGTTTCGGATCACTTCATAGACTTGGTCCTGGTATTCTGCTAGTGTGTCTTCGAGCTCTTTGGAGATCATATTGTATATGTTCTTGTAGCGCTCATCGAAGGTCATATTGCTTTCGTGTTGTGATCTAGCGTGAAGGACCGTGGCGTGGTCCTTCTTCAGTATAGATCCTATCGTCTTTAGGGATAGTACCGTCTGTTCGGAGACGGCACACATAAAGGAGTGTTTCCAACGTATGTTCTCTCTTTGTCTGTTGTCTTGGATATTGTTTGCTGCTTGCAGTTCTCTCCATAGCGCCTGGATAAACATCTGCTGATCGATTGTGATCTGCAGTCGAGTCATAGCTTTGCGTTGTGTATTGTCTGTAACCATTCTAGGTGTTCTTTCTTATCTCCGTATTCGATGTGACACTTTCGGCATACGGCCATCAGGTTTTCGATCTTGTCGGCATTTGGATTGCCGCCAATCCCTCTTCTGTGAATGTGGTGGATGTCTACGGCTCTTGTTCCGCATACCTCGCAGGGTATGAAGTCGTCTAGCACGTATCCGAAGTGCTGCATATATATTTTAGTATGCTTCTTCATCCTTGTTGTGGTGTACCAGGCTTCTCATATCTTCTAGGAAGGCTAGTGGTGTGTACCATTGGTATTCATTGACCATCTCCAATCTTGATTCAATGCGTGCTAGTATCTGTTCCTTTGTCATATCTCCATTTGTTTTCCTGGATTGCGTAGTTTCTTGACGAGGTCGACTCCTGCTATCTCGAAGCCGGTGTTGCCCGGCTTGCTGCGTAGCACGATCGGTTCCTCCATTGGTGTTGGCCTTCCTCCGGTTTCCATCTCTTTTACCTTCCTTACGTGTAGGTGGCTGTACATCCAATCCTCCGGGTGCTGGCTGTACCTATGTATCACCATAAAATCTGAAGCACGATTCACCCACTTACCTCCACCTTCACTGTCTGCAGCCATTGGTGGGCTGGGGAAGCCTTCGTAGTTCTGTCCTTTCTTGTTGGTCCGGCGGAGGGCCTCCGTCACTGCGTGTGTGTTGAGCCATATGCTCACGTTGTTTTGTGAACAGAACATTCGCATCTCGCTTGCCGCCATATAGTCGTAGTCGTGAGATGTGAGTCCGGTGAGTGCCTTCTTGTCTTTTGTTAGGCTGTTGTATGGATCTATTAGGAATCCTTGGTATGGCCATTCGTCATATACCTCCTGGGCGCTTTGGAGAAGCGTCTTGTAGGTCTGCAGCTCGCTGATGTCCATTATCATAAAGAACTGCTGTAGGAATGCAAGGCTCGTTTCGAACTGCGCCATTGTCATTCGCTCCAGGATCTCGCCGTTGTAGTATTCTAGGATCTTCTTCATTATACTGTAGGGCTCGTTTTCGCTCGAGTAGATCAGCCACTTGATGTTGTTCTTCAGGCTTTGCAGAAGCATCAGGTATATTGTGAGGCTAGTCTTCCCTACGTTGGCGTGGCCAAGTATGATGTTGAAGTTTCTAGGTTTGAAGCGGAAGTATTGATCTATCGCTTCGTGGCCGAAGGTGTATCCTTCTTTGATTCTTCCTTCTTTTACCGAGAGAAGGTCCTCGTGTAGTTTGCTATAATTAATCGTATTCTTCGTCAGTCCCATTGTCGTAGTTCATTCTGTCTAGTAGCATATTGTGCTGCTCTTGCAGCTCAATGAATTGCATCTGCAATATCATATAACTTTGGGCAAGATCCTTGTATGCTTGATCTTTTCTCCATAGTTGTTCAGATAGCAATCGCTCTAGTTCTTCTTCATACATAGTCTTCGCATTCAATGCAGGTTAGCTCGCTGGAAGAGACTACCGTGCCGCAGACGGCACAGTAGCTTGTTTCCTCGTTGTCTAGGAGCATTTCACTAGAAGGGTAGATCATCGTCTTCTTCTGTTTGTGGTGCTACAGGAGTTACTGCTTGCTCTCTGTATTGAGCTGGCGCAGGTGCGGATGGTGCTGCTTGTTTCTCCTCTTGGTTGATCCACTTGTTGAACATATCTGCTACGGTCAGTGTATGTTCTGCTTTGAGGTTGTGGATTGCTGCGAATTCTACGGCGGCCTTCAGGGCCACCTGGCGTACGATCAGTTTGTCTTTGCTGCCTCCGGCGCTTGGAGTGTAGCTGCTCTTGTATCCTCCCTGTGGTGAGGATCCTCCTTGGTAGTTAGGATTGACTCTTTTCATTCTGCTCTTTTCTACATCGTAGGTGTAGGTCATTTCGTCTCCGACCTTCGGTTCCCAGCCTTTTGTGAAGATGTCACCGGTCTGTCCGTTATCCATTGTGAGCTTGTAGATGTTCATTCCGTTCCAGTCCTTTTGGAACATTACGTCTTTGATAGTCGCTGTTTTCATAGTTTAGTTGATAAAGTATTTGTGTTCTACGTATTGTGCTTCTTCGATGAAGCCTTGGTCCATTAGCATTATGTACACTCCGTCAGGATCACTTACCTGTAGTAGGAGTTCGATCTGTTCAGGTGTCATAGCTCTTCCATTTTTCGGTTCTTGATGTAGAGGTCTATCAAGTCCTGGGTTGTTTTTTTCTCGAGGCCTTTGGTAAGGCTAAACTCTCGGTAGATGTAGTCTCGAGTAAGTTGAAGCTCCTTTCGGAGCGCTGCGATCTCTGCTTCGTAGATCTTGATTAGTTGTTCTTCCATTAGTCCTTTGTTTATGTTTAGTGCTAACCTAACACTTTAATTTTGAACACACAAGAAAGGCCCGGAAATAAAACCGGGCCTAACTTAACCTACTAAACAAAGGGACTAACGTAGGGATATTGTTGCTATTGCAGTGTCTTTTGTAATGCTCTTATCAGCGACGAGTTTAATTTCTCGAAGGTGTTTAGGACTGTCGTCAGGAAGGAATCCGAGATCCACCAGACTATCACAAACAAACTTTGCGACCATAATGCTATTATCAATGTCGTAGCGATAATTGCAGCGGATACGGACTTTCGCAGTTGTGTAAGGATTAACGTCATAGCGAGATAGTTCTCTTTCAATTTCCTCCTTCCACTTGTCCTTTTCTCTTTTCCTGAATGTCCAATGCTTGCTAGAATAGAACGCATTGAGAGATGGAACTTTGCCAAGAGTGATTTCGATTTCATTGGTCCATTGCATCTAGTAGACGTTCTGATTTGTCAGGATCGTATTTTCCGATCTGTGTGTAGATGCATCTGCTAATTGACCGGAGCGCTTCGCGGCGCTCCTGGTCAGCTGTGCTGTCATTCCAATTAGCGTGGATTGAAGTGTCTATTGCGAGTAGTGTGTCTACGATATTCATTGTCCCTTATTAAGGCTAGGGCTTGAAAGCCCTAGCTATATTAACTAATATTAGTAGTATAACTAATATAATAATTAACTTAACTATACCAAAGGTAGGTTTTTTTTCTTTGTAGACAATCTTTGGGACAGAAATTTCTTTTACCAGCCGGATTGTATCCGGCAGGCATTGAGCATCTATTTGTATCGTATCGTGAATGCGTCTTATCTCGATTCTAACGCCGTTTCTCTCGATTGTGGTGGTATCTATCCTCTCGAGAACGATCGTGTCTCTTACGAGCTTATTTTCCGTTACGATTACTGTGTCTATTGTTATGCTTCTCTCCTGTGCAATTGTTGGATCCTTTGCAATCGCACGCTTTAGGTGCCACTGGGCACCACAGCTTTGCAGCAGTAGGGCAGCGCTTATGATCCACAGGCTTCGCATTCTTCAGGGTTTTCTAGGTTACAGGTTGGTTGTTCTTTCTCTTCTAGGTCTTTGATGAATTGCTCGAAGTCTGTTCCGTTCATAGCTTGTCGATTTCTTGTTGTATTTCTTTTGTTGTGATGTGCAGCTTCATATCCAGGCCTGCTTCCCACCTGTTTATCTCTTCTCCGTCCCTGTATAAGATCAGAGTCGGCACTCTAGTGATCTTGTATTTTTCCTTGATCGCAGGGTTCTGCTCTATATACCCCTCAAAGAGCCTGGCTCCGTCCAGGTCCTTCAGGCCATACCAATTGTTGCTCTTGTTAAACTCTGCATTTATATGCACCACGGCCACCTGGGCCGTAGCTGCATTTGATAGCATCAA